AAGTTATGAGCGAACCAACGAGACGGTGGATGGCAAGGTCGTTTGGCTGCGCCATGTGAAACGAATCACCGAACTGCACGACGTGTCTATCGTCACCAACCCTGCCTACGAGCAGACATCGGTGGCCACCCGCGAACTCGGTGAAAGCATCCTGAAGGCTATCGACACGATTGAGCATCGTGACGACCATCAGGACGACAAGACCCGCGAGGCAGAGGAAGCCGCAAAGCGTGAAGCCGAAGAGAAGGCAATGCGCGAGGCGGAAGATGCTGCAAAGCGTGAACAAGAAGCAAAAGAACAGGCACAACGCGAAGCCGTTGCGGTGATGCGGATGCGCCAAAACCAACTCAAACTGCAAGAAGAAGCAGACATTTATTAACCCCTTAAAAACCGTTTTTAAGATGAAAAAAGAAGAACTTTTGAAGTTGCAAGCTCGCAACCGCGAGATCAACGCAACCCTCGGCCAGATGTACGAGAAGGCCGAGAAAGAGAAACGCGAGTTCACCCCGGAAGAGGCAGCTGAGGAGAAAACCCTCAAGCGCGAACTCGAAGCCAACCACCGCGAGATCATGTTGAGCGGTGACGCTGCTGCAATCGGTGCTCTTCGTGAGCAGCAGGACAAGTCGAAGATGCTCCGTGAGCACTTCGCCAAAGTGAACCGCCGCGAGGCTGACGCTACCACCATCCTGCTCAACCCGACCGCTAACAACACCGACGGCAATATCGCCGCTTCGGGTGCAGTGCCCTTGAACATCAAGGAGCTCATCGACACCAAGGTTGAGGGTCTCGAACTGCCTGCCGACCTGACACTGCTCACCGGCGTTGTCGGTGACGAGGTTTGGCCGTACAGCATCAACGATGCCGAAGTGCGCGTTGAGGGTGAGGTGGACACCACCGCCGAGCAGAACCTGAACTTCGCCAACGTGAAGGCTATCAGCCAGCGCGTGTCTGTGGCTATCGCTATCAGCAACAAGGCCATCGACAACGCCGCCTTCGACCTGTACGGCTTCGTGCTCTACAAGATCCAGAAGGCCGTGGCTATCCTCTACGCAAAGCGTGTTTACTCGCACGCCAACTGGGACGACCAACTCCGTTCGCCGTTCTGCGACGTGCCCGTTGAGGAGATTACCTTGGACGAGCACATCGGTCAGACCCTCGCTGAGAAGGCTGCCGAGATGTACGACAAGGGCTTCGAGGGCGTGCCGTACTTCACGATGGACAAGGTGATGGAGACCAAACTCCAGTTCACCAAGGCTCTGCCGAACAGCGCAGGTGAGCGCACCGTTGTTGAGGACGGCAAGGTGGTAGGCTACCCCTACACCGTAAGCGGTCATATCAACGGACACCTCGACGGCAACGGCAAGTACGAGCGCGAGGCTGGTGTTCACTACATCGGTATAGGCCACTATGGCTACCTCGCCTTCGAGCAGCACGGTCAGGTTCGTCTGACGGTGGACAGCCAATCTGCTGCCGTCAGCGCACGCAACTCGACTGTCTGCACGCTGAACATGGAGCTGTCGCTTACCGAGTTGTCCAAACTCGTGAACGGCAATAAGTCCGGCAAGCCGCAGGCCTTCAAACTCCTGAAAGTCGTTCCTGCCAGCGAGTCCTAAACGCCGCGCAGATGGGTAGGGACTGAAAAGCCCCTGCCCACGCTGCAAAGCAATGTCTAACCAGTTACATTGAAAGTGCAATGAAAGAACTCGACGAAATAATCTACGACGCGCTGATGAACGACAACGCGGTGAACCTTACCACCCGAGGCCGCATCTTCAGCACTTGCATCCCTATTCCGCCGGACAAAGAGGATAACACCCCGCTTCCGTATATCATCATTACTGACGACCCGTTCCAGAACGAGACCGGCACAAAGGACGATGTATGGGAGAGCGACACGGACAGAGTGCAAGCGTCCATCGAGATTGCTTCCAAATCCCCGGAGGAGGTCAAGCAGTTACGCAGGATGGTCCGTCGGGCGATAGCGGCGCATGTGGCAACGCTGCAAGACCCGCCTTACTTGGTGTCCGTCAGCAATGACGGCATCGCGTGGGACTGGCTCAAGCCATGCTACTATGACCGCCTGCACTATCAATGTGACGTAACTATCCAAGACGATGAGCAAGAAGAAAACCCAATCGAAAGTTGAGCAGCCG